GTAACTCTGCATGATGTAACTCACGACAGGGGTGGTGTCCTTCTCCCACTTGTTCCACCACTCCTTCTTTATGATCGCCCCTTCCTCGGCTGTCGGGTTCTGCTGCCACTGCGCGTTCCACTTGCTGAGCGAGAGCGAAGCCTTGACCCTGAGCAACTCGTCCTTGTTCCAGAACTCTGGCCACAGGACGTTGCCACTCGGAAGTATGGCGGGGAACTCCACAAGCTCCCACTGGTCGGCCATAATGTCGGAGCTTTGCGCCTTGATGAGTTTTCCGGTGAGATCCTTTAACGACCACCGGGTCATTACTATTACAATAGACCCACCTGGTTGTAGACGCTGACGGGGTCCAGAGGTGTACCACTCGTAGGCGTGCTCGAGCGCCGTTTCCGAAAGAGCGTCCTGTTCCGAATGCGGGTCATCAATAATGAGAAGGTCAGCACCGCGACCTGTAATCGCACCTCCCACACCAGCCGCATAGTACTCACCGCCATGGCCCGTGTCCCAGCGTCCCGCCGCCTTGGAATCCACACTAAGCTCCACATCCGGGAAAACCTCCTTGTACTCCTTCGTCTCCATAAGGTTCCTCACCTTACGGCCAAACCGCACCGCAAGCTCCGCAGTATGCGTCGTCTGAATGATCTTTAGCTTGGGGTTCTTCCCTATAAGCCACGCCGGCAACATGTAACTGGCAAACTCCGACTTGGTATGCCGTGGGGGCATGTTGATAATGACCCGTGCTCCATGGGACCCGGCCAACTTCTCGTATTCCTCGGCTACTCTCCTGTGGTGAGCCCCCTCAATGAAGTCCGGCCAAACGTGCTTTACAAACTCCATGAAATTGCCCTCGGCACGTTTTCGTACCGAAAGTTTCCGCTGCGCCTCCTCCAGCGCAAGTACCTCGCGTAACACTTCGTCAGGCGCGTTTCGCACGTTTAAACCCCAAATATTCTAAAGTAACTCATTTAAACATCATTTGCTAAAGTAGCAACTGTATAGGCCATGCGTCCATGGGACCCAATGACAACTGTCCATGGTTATTTGTTCAAAACTCTATCTCACCTGTCTCTCTCCAGAGAGGGGGCGCGCCCGACGTGGACCGCCCTTTTGGGATCGGTCTAGATTAATCGGCATCGGTCCTAAGTACCTAGCCCCCCCCCCCGACCATAAGGAAACGGCGGGCAATGCCCGCCGTTTCCCGACTATCGTTTGTTGTGCTATTAGTGTAGGTTGTATGCTATAGTTTGTTGTGCTATTAGTGTAGGTTGTCTGCTATCGCTAGACTGGAAGGATATCGTCGGGGTGAACCCGGATCACGCGGCCGGACTTGTCGAGCCTAACGCGCAAGGGCTTATTCGTGACGGCTAGACCACCAGTGGTGCGGTAGGTGATTTTGCGACCGTAGCCTATGACGGTTCCGTAGCGATCGCCTTCCATCCAACAATCTGTCGCGGGATGCATCTGGGCGCGGTATTCAGTAAAGGACATTGTGCTATCTCCTTGGTATGGCGTGTGGGCTACGAGTGCGTGTGTCCGTCGGTCTCGATGCCGATAAACATGCCGCACCATTGCGCGCCAATATAATCCCCCAAGCAAAGGCGGAACCGTCGGCGGAAAGCGAGATAAGAAACAGCACCGTCAGACGAGCGGTCATACAGGCGCTTGATAGCTTCGCGTTGGTCTCGGGTGATCATACCAGTACTGGGAACATGCGTATTCATTTTGAACACCTCCGCTACACATCATTAAGCTTCGCGCAATGCGCCAGCACTCGTTTGCGTTCCGACATGCAAAGCCTATCCAATACGCTCATCACACGAAACGCATAACGCTTCACATCTTCTACCTTGAACATGTGGCTGCGCTTTTCCTTTTGTGCCAAGCCGAGCTTCTCTAATGTTTCAGGATTGAGTTCGTTTATATTCATTTCAAAGCACTCCCATTAAACGAGCCGCGCCAATCACGACCACTAGGGTTAGGTAGGTGACTTCAAAGAGGGTCACGACTAGCGTTCTGAAGTTGGAAAATGGCGGCGTTGCATTTCCGCGCTTAGTGCGTCGCGCGCTTCAATGTCGGGCGAAACAGGTTTCTTGTTACGCTCTGACTCTTCTCTTCGATCTATCACGCTATTAATAGTTTCGCATGACTCAAACGTATATCCCCCTGGATACCTTCTTACTCTTCTACGATTTCCCATTTTATTCTCTTACCTCCGAAAGAGCGGGCGGCGCGGGGTGCGCCGCCCATGGTTGTCTAAAGTTTTATAACCTTCTCAACTCTGTACTTGCTCCATTTTGGCATTGGATAACCGCCGCCTGTGTCCGTAATGAAAGTAACGGCGTGTTCCCCGTTGGATAGGCTACCTTTCCCTTCCTTTGCGAGAGCTTCTATCTCAAGCACTAACGCATCACACTCTGTTTTCAATTTGCGCGATCGACTGGCAAGCTTGCGCCCCTGTACAGTTTTGACTGCTAGTTCACTGAGCGTCTCGGATTGTGCGTTGGTCAATTTAGTCATAGCCTTAACCTCCATCAGAAAGGAATATCGTCGTAATCGGCGGGGGCGACCGGGGCATCGCCATCTTCAGCAGCTTCCTCGGGATGAGGCACGGCGGGACCAACATAAGCAGGATTGGCGTACCAAACATCCCGGCCCGAAAGAACCCAAGCCTGATCTGAGGGGATATCGGAACCCCAAAAGGCATCGAAACGATCTGCCTCAGCCTCGGTGGCGATGGTGAAGTCGGCTTCTTCTTGAGCTTGAACTGAGAAGTGATTCATCTGGGTCTTCCTTATTGATTGCGATGTGTGCATCGTAAATCATGGTGACCACAATTGCAATAGCAATCGGCGGCAAGATCAGTTTTATTTCAGCCTGGTTTCCTGACCGGGAGCCGGCGCCGGCGCCTCGAGACCTGGTTAGATGCATCTATGCTCCCTCACTACTAGGGACCGGCCGGCGGCGGGCCGGCCTTGGGTATCCCGACCCGACCCGACCCGACCCGACCACAAAAAAAGGGCGGCCCGAAGGCCGCCCGAGTTGGGAAAAGTGTTTTGGCTACGTAGCCATGCGCACTCTCGCATCATCCCGATAAGCGTCGATGAATTCTGGCGAGGCGTAAGTGCAAACCACGTTCGCGTCCCCCAGAATATCGGCGCAATACGTATCGCCTATTTCATCGCTTCCATAAGTGTGTGGTGAACTTGCCGCGACACACCAGCGTGCATACTGCTTTTCGTTCTTGGCAAGTTGGTACGTTTTCAAGACTTTCCATTTCCAATTCGCCATTGGGTGTTCAAATATCGCATACGGATTATCCGCAGCGCGGCTTTTGCCTAGTGGGTTCTTCGCCATAATTTCCTCCGTTATTGGTTGTTGACAGCTACCATCATATACAATGACGCTGATATATCAACAGCTATCTCCCCATATCTAAGGGGCGGCGGTTGCCGCCCCTATTTTTTTGAGCGAAGACGAGCCGTGGAACATGCCCGCCCTACTCTTTGTCATCATGGACGATGACCTCAGTTGGGAACCCGACCCGACCCGACCCGACCACAAAAAAAAGGGGCCGAACCCGAAGGCCCGACCCCGATCGGCACTCTTGATTTATTACGCCCACTTCCTCGTTTCTAAATTATATGCGAAAGCAATAGGATAATCGGCCCTCAACTCCGTTACGCTGTCATAGTATTCGCGACCCCCGTATCTCAAACCCTCGTCACACTCAGGGCATTCTTGATCGGTGATATCGACCCACGGGCCATTTACACCCACGCCATGCCGCTGCTTTTCGATGCTTCCAGAACTATCGCACGCGGCGCATTTGATATAAATATCGAACTCAGGCATCACTTGAACCTCTCCGTTATTAGTTGTTGACGGCTACCATCATATGCGATACCGTGGGGATGGTCAACAACTAAAGAGGCTACAAAATGTACGGAGTAAAGAACGTCAAGACCTTCCACGGCCACGATGGTGGCTGTTGGGAATGCACTCTCTACCGCGACGGCAAGAGAGTTGCCATCTGCACCGAAGATGGGTGGGGCGGCGAGTTGCAGTTCCATTGGCTGAACCATTTTAACAACGAGGACAGACAGGCACTAGACGCCTTCGTCCTGACTTTGCCAAAGTGGGAACTATACGACGGCAAAATGGCCCACACGACCGCCGCCATCCACGTCAGTGACCTCGTCGACGCCTTCCTCACCACCAAGACCGTAAAGAAGGTTCTCAAGAAATTAGCCATCGCCTCAAGCGGCAAAATCTATACGTGGAACACAAAACCAGACGACGAGCGGGTGCGCACCTTCGTCGCCAATAACCACCCCGACGCTGTCATCCTCAACGACGTTACGCTTGAGAAGGCGGTAGAACTCTACACCGCTAATACATGACACCAGAAAGGGAGAGGGCTGGGGCGATCCCCCAGCCCTTACTTTTACATGAGCCATAGGATATATGACCGCGAGCTCGAGACCGCCGGGCGCCGGCTCGGTACTGTTAGCCAGCTTATCTTGGATCGGCCCTGGTCGGAGAGCCGCCGCCCGACCCCAACCCCGACCTGGCCCGACCAATACTGGCACCAGGTCCAGGCCCGACTACATCGAGAATGGTCCCGAATTGACACCGAGAGCGGACCCGACTAAGGTCTTCCAACCTCCCTGAACTTGACCCGACCCGACAGCGGCAGCCCAAGCGCGCCCCGTCTGGTCGGGTTCTTTTTTGTTTGACGCACATCGCAAATTATGGCAAACTGCGCCTAGTCAACAACCATGGAGGACATCATGAAAATACGTTTCGTGAAAAAATCCCGTAATACCAAAACGGGACCAATAGCGGTCACTACCACAGAGGAAAAAAGCTGTCCGCCTAGCTGTCCGCTAAAGTTTGTCGTTGTGGACGGAGTGAAAAAGCTCGGTCCATGCTACGCAAATTTTGGACCGACCGCGCAACGCTGGCGGGAAGTAAGCGATTTCCAAAATAATTGGACCCATGTTATGGGCCTGATCGCCGCGCTACCAACTAACGATTTGTGGCGGCATAACCAGGCCGGTGACTTACCCGGCAATGGCGAATTGATCGACAAGCCCAAGCTGCGCCAATTAGTAAAAGCCAACCGTGGCAAGCGCGGGTTTACCTATTCGCACAAACACCGTTACGCCAAACAGCGCGCGCAAATTAGGTGGGCGAACGATAAGGGATTCACGGTCAATTTGTCCGCGGACAATCTAGACCACGCGGACAAACTGGCCGGTTACGAAGTCGGGCCTGTGTGTGTTACGCTGCCCCATGATTTTGACGGAACCAAAACAAACACGCCACAGGGCCGCCCCGTCCGCGTTTGTCCCGCTCAGTATATGG